CACAAGTCTCTGCAGGTCCGTAAAAAACACGTTGATTGACGCGGGCAGCTGGATTTGAATTCGCAATCGAATGTCGCCAAGCCGAGCCATGATCAACCGCCTTAACCGTACCAGGTCTACAGTTAATGCTTGGAGATCGAACGTGAGACGAATGCCCTTCTGGCTCTCGAGCTGCTGTCTTATCCGTTGAATGGCTGCCGCAGCCTTCGACGCATCGACGTTTACGGACACCGGTGATTTCGTGATTCGCTGGAGACGCTCCACCGCCGCGCTTGCCGATTGGACCTGACGAACAAACCGCTGAACGGAACGGGTGAGCTGATCCATCGTTTTGAGTGAATCGGACACTGTAGCCATTTCCAAATTCCCTCCCTTCTGCAGCAAAAAGAGCCCCTCAGGGGCCCTCATGCTACTTTTTCATTTTCTTTCGTTCTTTCCGCTCCTGCTCCACTCGCACATCGATCATGGCATAAATGGCTGCACGCTCCCGCCGCGACATAGCGGTCAACTCGTGCGGCAGGATGCGGAGCTCGTGGAGGGCGTAGTACGCGTAATTCGCTTCGCCATCGCCCTCCTGGATCAGTTTTTTACCTGTTCCACCAGTTCGTTCACGTCCTGATCAAAGCCGTTCAGCCGCTGCACGTGCTGGACCAGCTCGACGTATTCGCCTGGTAGCAGCATTTTGCGAAGCAGGGATTCCGCGCCAAGCACACCGTAAGAACGCTGCAAATCCGGATTTTTCAAATCGGGGAATACGACGCTGGACGAGACCAGGTTCGCAAGGTAATCCTCGGTATTGGTTTCCTGCGTATACTGCCCGTTCTTTCCTTTCACGCGTCGGGTAGCCGCCTTGCGGCATTGTTCATTTTCGTCTTCCGTCATGCTGCGCAGCTTCCAGAGAACCGCTGAACCGTCTTTATTCCGGAATCGCGCGGATACCGCGACTTCTTCCGTCACTTCCCCTGCGACATTCTGTGCAAAAAACACGCTCAAATCACTCATGGTAGTCCCTCCTTAGAAGGCGCCCAATCAGGCGCCCGTAATCGTATTGAATTTGTCAATGACATCATAGTCGTGGAACGTAAACGGCAGTTCCTCTTCCAGCATATCGTCGCTTGACGCATCGAAGCGCGCCGCGATCACGCTGTCCAGATTGCAGCCTTTCAAGTAGGTCGTCTGCTTGCCCGTTCCGCTTCCCGGCTGCTCATTGACAATCATCAGGTCAAACCAGAAGTCCTGCCCAGTCTGGATATACGTCCGCATGAGCTGGCGGAAAACAGATGTGACATAATAGATGGTCAACGTGCCCGAACCGCTCCAGCCCTGGGAACGCTTAGGCGTACTCGTCCTGCCAAGCACCGGCACATCCACTTTATTTTTTTCGATCGTTGCCTCCAGCGATTTCGCGAAAAACAATTCTTCCGTGCGGCCGTCAATGATGGCGTACGCTTTCGCCATTTTGCCGCTGATTGCGTCAGTTTCCCTAAAGAACGGCATCTTACTTCACCTCCACATTAATGTAAATCTTCTCGATCGCGTCCACAGGCTGAATGCTCAGTTCGATAACGACCGCATCTGCATCCGTACCTTGGCTGACCGTGATATCCGTCTGGCTGTCGAAGTTTTGAATGGCCCCCAGCCCTTGCAGGGTGAGCAGGTAGGACACGACTTCCGCTCCCAGCAGCGCGCGGCCGTCGGCGTTATTGCCAACCTTGCCGATGTAAAAGCTCTCGAAAATCCGCTTCACATCATTCGCGATACTGTCGAGCACGCGGATGACGCGGTTTTTGCCGAATGCCTTCCCCTTGTCCGGCGTAAAGCTCGTCAGCGTATTAATATCCTGCTCGACGACAGCATGTCCTTGACTCGGCGTAAACACAAACTCGCCGGCGCGCAAAGCGGCTACGATCTGGCTATTCGTGTAGCGCGGCGTAACATCCACCGAATCGTCGTAAGCGCCGTACGTAAGCGATTGGCTCGCCGATGCGGCTGCCGTGGCGGCAGCGACCCAAGCGGTTGCTTGCGCTGCAGTGAGCGTGGAGCCGTCCGATAGCATGACGCCGTTCTTAACGCTAATGACGCCCTCGAAGTCAGCCGTCGGGTAGTTCTCCATGACAAGCTGCACCTTCTTGCCTTCCTCCTCCCGCATGCGCCGAACAAATGCGGCATAAACCCCTTTCAAAGTGGCATCCGTGCCTGTATACGCCAGCGTATGGAAGTCCTGCAGCTCCAGCGCCGCCAGATAATCCATGTGATCTTGATTCGCCGCCGTGCCGTCCGCACCGCCCACGAGCGGGGCGCCCGCCGTTTCGGTCAAGGAGCCTGTGCCGGAAAAGACCACGTAGCCATTGCTAACCAATCCGGCTATGTTAGCTACTGTCTGCACATCGACCTCGACGCCCGCCAGCCGTGTTGTCACATCAAATAGCTGATCATCGTCAATATTCTCCTGAATGATTACGGTGAGCGCGTTGCCCCTTGTGCCGCCATACTTCGCAGTTGCAGTCAGGGAACCTACAGTTACAGCCGCTTTCGTGCCCGTGTTCAGGCGATATAGCAGCACCGTCTGCGCTCTCTTCAGCGCTTCACGCAGCAGCAAAAGCGCCGGCGCACTCAAGTCGAGCCCCAGCAGCGGCTGCACATTCTCGCCGGCCGCAATCGAGATCATCGTTTTGGGCTCGCCCCACGGCAGAGACAAGGCAAGCGATGTGACGCCGCGCTCCCCCAGCGCCCCAAGCGGCTGCGCCGCGCCGTTGAAATTGATGTAAACGCCCGGTCTTCCTTTATTTTGAGAAACCCATGTGCCTCCAGCCATTTATTTCGCCTCCATTTTCACAAATGCTTGCATAGCCGTCTCGGCTTCTGCAATCGTGTACGTTTTGTTTTGCTCCAGCACCACGGAAAGCACATCCTTCTCCCGCCCCGAACGCTGCCGGGATTTGAGGAATTGCTCCTTCGTATAGCGCCCTTCCGCTGCTTGTGTAGCAGGCTGCGCCATCTCTTCTTTACGCTTCAACAATCTTCCCCTCCTGTTCCAAGGTTTGCATTTTCGGCGCCGCTATCGGCTGCTCCCAAACGAGCATTTCGTAAGCCACCCAAAACTCCAGCACCCCGTTTTCAATTTGAAACCGCATATCCAGCCCGGGCAGCGGACGTCCCTCCAGCGTAATCCATGCCACTGCTTGCGTGAGCTGCTCGGCGATGTCGTACAGGTCATCGTTCGTCGGTGCCGCCGCGAAATAGCGGATGGCGAACGGATGTCTGCGCCTGAAGCGACGCCCCAGCTCTCGAACATGCCCCGGTTCCAGCAACCGCACGAAGAAGCGCGGCGGGTTGATTCCTTGAGGGGACTCTTCATCCGATACGGGGATGCCGAGAAACGCGGTTCCCAGAGCGTCATGCACGGCATACCGCACCTGGTTATAGCTGATTGCCTCTGACATATTCCCTCACCTCGAAACCATTTGATCAATCACGGCAATCGCCGATGGATAGTGGCAGGAAGCTCCCGTTCAAGCATTTTCGTAAAGGTAGATCTCCGCCTGCCGGCAATGAAGCGGATCTCTCCAATCTCCAGCTTTTACGAAGCGTCCCGTGCCGCGCATGCGCAGCAGAAGTTCAGCCATTCACAGACAAGCGTACTCAGAATACCGGCGACCACTTCTATATGGGGAGGGTAAACTCGAAACATAGGAAGCGATCGCTAGTAAAGAGAAATTATTACTTATCTGTTTATTACTTCCACACTAGCATACTAACACGGGTTGACACGCCCAAAATGACATCATAGCGCCACTCTATTTATTCGGCCTTGAGTGTGTTTGCGAATCTCAGTCCCTTTTCCGTGTGAACAAGATTGTCAAAGCAATCTACCTCCAGCCGATTTTCTCAGCTATTTCTTGAACAATATCATCACGCCAGCGCATGGCCTGCCGACTGCTGATATGTAAACGGCCCGCTAAACCTTCCCAATTCAAAAGCGTTGATCGGGTCCAATACCTCAATTGCAAAAGCTTGCGCTTCTCCTCCGGCAGCCGCTCGACCACCGACTCAATCGCCTCTACGATGGCCTGCAGTTGCTCCAGCATCTTATGGCTCGTCAGCAGCACGACCGCCCGTCCGGTCGGATCTCCAGGCAAATTGCCCCGGCTGCCCCCTATGTTCTCATCTCCTCCGCTACGGCCGTACAAAATGTCGTTTTTCAGCCGGACGATCTCCCGCCTTGTATCATGATAAGCATACAGTTCGCTTTCAACGTGCTGGAACGTGCCTTTACGTAATTTGGTTTTCATGATTTTGGTCCCCTCTCAATCCGCAACCTCTC